GCAAAGACATTGGCGATGCAGTAGAAAAATATGGTAGACTTTTTACACTAAAGAGTATATTATCTAGTACAGAAACTCTACCTGGAAAAGTAAAAGTGTTGGCAAAGAAGTATTGCAAATGAAACCATTGAGCGCATATGTATTCTCTACTTTAGATCACGAAGAGCGATACGCATGGCGACCTGTGCGTTTAGAAGATGGATGGTGTTGGCTAAGAAACTATATAGTTGTAAACAGACGTATACAATTACCTTCTACTAGAGAAAACATTGTATATCATAGACGTATCAGTACAGAACAATGGTTAATGGAAAAATTTAAAGGATAAACGATGGCAGACTATAGCGTAGACATGCAAAAATTATATCTGGAATTCATGTTAGACAATCCAGAACTCTACACACGAGTGAGTAATATTCTACAAAAAGAATTTTTTGAACCAGAGTTGCGTAGCACAGTAGAGTTTATCAATGAGCATGTAAACAGTTATGGCGCAATGCCCAGCCATCAACAGGTAAAAGCCAAAACAGAATGTGAACTGCGACCATTGGATAACAATGATCCCAAGTATGCAGATTGGTTTATTGATGAATTTGAAACGTTCTGCAAGCACAAAGCACTTGAAGCGGCCATCCTAAAGAGTTATGATAGACTGGAAAAGAAAGAATATGGGTCAGTTGAGAAACTGATCAAGGAAGCAGTTCAACTGGGACTGGCTCGAGATATGGGCACAGACTATTGGGCAAACCCAGCAGAGCGACTCAGCAGTATCAAAGACAGCAACGGACAAACATCAACAGGCTGGAAAACATTTGATGACAAACTATATGGTGGATTTAACCGTGGTGAATTGAATATTTTTGCTGGTGGCTCGGGTGCAGGTAAGAGTTTGTTCTTGCAAAATCTAGCAATTAATTGGAGTCGTGCAGGACTTAATACAGTTTATATCAGTTTAGAACTTAGTGAAGGCTTGACCAGTATGCGACTTGATGCAATGAACACTGGTAAAAGCACCAAGCAACTGTTTAAAGAACTAGATGATGTGGATTTAAAAATCCGTATGATGGGCAAGAAAGCAGGTAAACTGCAAATTGTACAACTGCCCAACGGCTGTACAGTAAATGATCTACGTTCATATCTAAAAGCATATGAAGCAGAAGCAGGTATTAGAGTAGATTGTGTACTACTAGACTACTTGGACTTGATGATGCCTGTGAGCGTTAAGGTAAGTGCAGAAAATTTGTTTATTAAAGACAAGTATGTGTCAGAAGAATTGCGTAATTTTGCAATGGAAGGTGACTATTTGTTTGCTACAGCATCGCAGTTGAACAGAGGTGCAGTGGATGAAATTGAATTTGATCACAGTCACATCAGTGGTGGTCTTAGTAAAGTACAAACAGCAGACAACGTAATTGGTATTTTTAGCAGTAGAGCAATGCGTGAACGTGGTCGTGTACAGATACAGTTTATGAAAACACGAAGCAGTTCAGCAGTGGGCACTAAATTAGATCTGGCATTTGACATTGACAGCCTAAGAATTGATGATTTAGATGAGCAAGAAACAGAAGAACAGTCAGCACAAAGCATCTATGACAAACTAAAAAACAAAAGCACCACAGTAGAAACAGCAAATACTACAATAGAACGAGCAGTGGACAGCCAGGATAGACTTCGTAGCCTACTAAAGAAAATGGATTAATTGCATAAATACTAGCAATAAGAGGACGGACATATGCAGAGACAAACACGAAGCCTATTAGAAGAACTTAATAATTATGCTGATCGTAAAGATCGCAGTTATCTATTAGAAAGTCGTGCTAACAATGTTATCGCGAGTGCTATACATCTAGTAGAAATGATCGACAAAACATATTCAGCAGAAGATGCAAGCGATCTTAAAAAACGTTTGTTCAACGCAATCAAAACTTCCGACCCAAGAAAATTCACTAGAGGAATTAGACGAATTCAGAATGAGGGTAAGTAAGTGCGTTTTGATGAAATAGCAATTACAGGCAAACGTAAAAGACCTAATCGAAAAGACAGAGTTAGACGTATGGTGCAAAAGCATCTGCACCTCAAAGCAGATGAAGCCACTGTGAGCGAAGCAGAAGGCAAGAACACACACCTAGAGCATCTTGAAGATGAAATACTCAACAGAGGCTATGAAGGTGTTGCTAGTAGTATTGCCTATCTCAAAGGTCTATACAACATGCTCAAAGGTAGTACAGATGAAGTTCGTGTTACTACTAAATGGGATGGTGCACCTGCTATTGTTGCAGGACCAGATCCTGCGGATGGCCAATTCTTTGTTGGCACCAAAGGTGTATTTGCTAAAGAACCAAAACTAAACAAAACGCCACAGGACATTGAAACCAATCACAGTGATGTTGAACAAAAAGGTGAGACAGTTTCAAAAGAAGGATTGCGTTCAAAACTACGTCCAGCACTAGAGCATTTAAGCAAGTTGGGCATGAAGCGTGTTATGCAAGGTGATATATTGTTTACTCCTGACATGCTCAAAGACGCTACTATCAATGGCGAAAAATATATTACATTTAAACCTAATACAATTACATATGCAGTACCAGCAGGATCAGATCTAGCCAAACGTATTCAACAGGCCAAGATAGGTGTTGTATGGCATACCACATATGAAGGTGACGATCTAGCATCAAGCCAGGCTCGCTTTGGTGCAGAAATTGATGATTTAAATTCTACACCTGATGTATTTTTTGATAATGCAGATATCAAAGATGTTAGCGGACAAGCAACAATGAGTGCAGAAGAAAGTGCTGATGTAAAACAAGCAATCAATGATGCAACTCGTTATGCTAACCAAGCAGGCAAACAGATTTTTGATGTTCTACAAACACAAGATGTTAAGGACATTGCAGTACAACTCAAAGCACACATCAACAACTATGTAAGAGCAGGTGGCTTTGAACGTGATGCAGACAAATATGCAAACGATTTTATTGCACGAATGGAAGATCGTTATGCAAAAGCAATTGAAAAATTAAAAACAGACAAAGGTCGCGAACGTGCAGGTGAAGCCGCTGAACGTGGATTAAAGTTTATTCGTGACAACACAGAGCAAATTAAAGCAATTTATGGTTTGTATTTAAAAATTATGGATGCTAAAATTCACTTTGTTAAAAAATTAAGCAAGATACAAGCAATGCCAGCGTTCTATGCCAACGCTGATGGTTCATATGATGTAGCAGATCCAGAAGGATTTGTTGCTGTAGACCACATGGGCAATGCTGTTAAACTTGTTGACAGACTAGGATTTAGCAAAGCCAACTTTGCTCCAGATAAAAAATTCGGATAACGCAATGACAGATGAAATTAAAAAACAGTATTCATTTTTACAAGATGAAATTTCAGAAGCAAGACTGTATCGTCAGCGTAATATTACATCGAAAATGACCATGGACGATGCCGCTAACTTTGCATTTTTAAATACACTGCTACTGTATATTTTATATTCAGAATATGCTACTTCGCCAAGTGCAATGAGTTATGCAGACAGAACCATACGCTATCAAAACTTTAATAGATACAAAGCGGCTGGTACTGATTTATATTTTGCATACTACACACTGTTGGGCAACGATGGTAAAGAAGCAAGCATGTATGGTGGTACTGACGCAATGAATCAAGCACGTCAGGCCAAAGTAAACATGCCTACACCTATGTTGCGTAAGTTCTTTAACGACATGGCAGAAGGTAGACTTGATCCAAGATTTGTACAACGCTTCTTCCTACGTCTAGAACGTGGACTAGGAATTTCAACACAGAACTATAGATCAATTAGACGTCTAGCAATGGACTGGACACATCTAAACGACATGGAAAAGAAATTGTGTATCACTAGAATGGTACAGTATTTCCGTGCAGGGTATAGACGTGCAGAACTATATCCACAATTAGAAATGTTAGCATCAGGTGGTTATCAATTACAGGGTGCTAAGAACGCAGAGAAAAAAGGTCTAGGCACTGGCGCCAAAGCGGCCGCGGCATTTGTAGGCGGATATGCCGCCGCACAAGCCTTGAGTATGTTGGGTGGCCGAGGATATAAATCACTGCAAAAAGGACAGGACTACGGAGACAGTTTCCATAGTTCACGAAAAGGTTAATACAAGGAAACCACAATGGTAAGCAAAACAAGTATATTCCAACCGGGCGAATTTGCTCACGGTAATCAGGAATTTTTTACAGTATACACAGTAGTTGATATCACTGACACTGGTGTTAAGCGTGGCAATTCAAAAGAAAGTTTTCAAGCACAAAATTTAAGCAATGTGCTACAAGCAATTGGACTACGCTGTCAGCCTATTATTTCCAGTGTACTAAAACTAACAGGGCAAGCAATGGCTGACTATAGTTTTGGTTCAAACTTTATAGGTTCACACACAGTATGGGCATTGAAGTTTGCAACTGAACACAGTGATCAAACATCAGCATCAGCACTAGAGAATGATCTAAACGGTATACCCATGTATTTTACAGGGTTAGATCATACTGTCGCAGATCAAACTGCTCTAGACACTACTAGTGCTACAGACAAAAACATATATTTTATTGTTAACACTAACCTATGATAAATAACTTGTGTAATATAATTACACCAGGCTAACATAGGCTAATACAGGCAATATAATACATAGGCTCACGAACTGATATTCCTAGCACTTGTATCAGTACCCGAACAGTAGTTCGCGAGGAAGTATATTATGACAGAGAAGACACTTAGTCTAGAGAAAACAAATTTAGAAGCACACGTTGACTTGTGTGCAGAACGCTATCATCGTCTTGAAACTCGTCTCGATGTTATTGAGAAGCGATTAGATGATGTGTCAGATAAAATTACTTCTAGTCATGGATCCATGATCAAAGTGCTAGTAGGTAGTGCCGCAACTGTAATTGCAGGTCTACTGTCAACGGTTGTAGTGTTGCTTATTAGCATGAACGGCTAATAGGGAACATTTACATGTCAAAAAAATCAGATACTTCTATCCAGAAGTTTAAAACAAAATACAATCAATTAATACAAATGAGTGCCCGTGTTTGGGAAGTGTATTCCCTTATGGCTCCATTGGCTTTTATTCTAATTGCTGGCTGTTTATACGCTCTAGAACTTAGTTCTTGGGAAAGTATTCTATATTCGGCCTTGACAATTGGCGCAACAACCATTATAATGTGGTGGTATTGGGCAATTTGGACAATTAGAAAATTGGGCAACACAATGGAAAGTGCTAACAAAGCCATACACGATGTAAAAAAAGAATTAAAAGCGGCCCGTAAAGAATTCAAGCAAATGCCCTTTGATAGATAAATACTATAAAGGAGCATAAACAATGAATATTACTCAACTCACTGAAGATAATGGATATGTGATTGAAAGCAAGATTGTGTGGGCTCGCAAAGGCAACACAGTCGGAAGAAAATATCGCTGTACATTCGGACGTAGAGCGGGCAGAGTTGTTGCAGACCCAAGTCAGTGCAGTGCTCCAATAGATATTAAAAAACGTTTTACACTCAAACGTACCAAAGCAAAGATGGGTGCTAGACTACAGCGTAAGGCACAGCGTACCAAACGTTTGAACCCAGCAAGTAAAAGAGTGGCAAAACTCAACAAGCCATTGAGAAGGAAGTAACATGCGTTTTGTAGAAGTAAAAGTAAGAGATGAAAATTTTTATGATGCGCTAGGTGCTATGCTCAAGGCCATTGGTCATGCCATGACTGATGAAGAAATTATGGCCAAGGTCAAACTTTTAAGCCTGGCTGATATAACAGATTTATTTGATGCTATCGAAGCAAATGACGCAGACAGCGTCAAACAATATTTAGGTATTGAAGATACAAATGAAACAGGCGGCTATGGTTCGCCAAGTAATGTAATGGGCGACAGAGATCCAGGTGCAAACGCAAATGCATATGCTGGTCGCCGATCAAGAGAAAGACTAGACAAAGGTCGTTATATGCCACAAGGTGGTACAGTAGCAGGCGGCCGCAAAATGCCCACAGGCGGTGCATACAATGATGCCGACCAAGCAATTGAACCAGGTGGTGCAATTGACCGACCAGACAATCCGGATTACTTAACAGTAACTACATCAACAGGAGATCAAAATACGATTCAGTCACCTGTTGGTATTAGTAGAATCAAACGATTAGCAGGGATACGATAATGAGAATTGTAGAAGTACAAGGCGGTATCCCAGTTGTTGTTAACAACAGAGAATATGATCTAGCAATGAAATGTTCCGAAGGTGTTCGTAAAGAAAACCTAAATGAACGTGAACAATATATTGCTAAACAGTTGACTTCAAAAGGTGTACTTGTCAGATTGCGTGATGACAAGGGTATCATTTATCGTTACAACACGCAGAATCCAGGAGACTATTATGGTTGATCAAGAAAGTGTAGACTTCATGAAAAAGTTGCAGGACAAGATGGCAGGTCGTGCAAAACTTGAAGGCTCACAAACTACAGATGTCAAAGCAATGGAAAACATTCTAAAGAACTTGAATGAAAGTTTAGACCGTGCTGTGGACAAAACCTATGATAATCCAACAGTGGAAAATGCACTACTGTCTAACAATGAAAAAGGTCTAGACTTTGGTGACTTCCGTGTAGAGATTGTCAAAGAACAATGGGGCAAGCGTACAAAGAATTGGTATAATGTTATCGATAGTGACGGCACAATCATTGCCAAGGAACTAGCATTATTTGAATCAGTTATGGGTATTGCTAATGCGCTACTGCAAGACAAAGAACACGAAGCAAAATGGTTTATCAGTGCAGACAACAGTTATGTAAGTAAACTTAGCGAATGTCAACACTATAAAGTTATGGCTAAACAAGCCACACTAGATTTTAAAATTGATCTTTATGAAACCAAGTTTGCAGTAAACAAAGACAAAGCAATAGCCCAGCGTAAATTGATTCGCGAAAGAGTATGGAAGTAATAAATACAGTTATATTAAGGGTAGAGAATAATGAAATTTGGTGATTTAAATTCCGATAAACGCAACTTAGAAATACTTAATCAGTATCTTAAAGAAAACTTCGGTATCACAGTTAATACCAATACAACTGTGGCACAGGTTAACACATGGATGAATGCTGTTGGCCGTGAACCAGACATGCGTAAGCGAGTTTATCTCAAAGAAGCACTAAAAATTGTTCTCAAAGAAATTGCACCCAAGCGTAAGCGCAAACGCACAAACGAATCAACACTAATGGAACAGGCATTGCCTGCATTGATTGATCCAAACACAGGTTCAATTACAACACAGTCAGGGCAGGGTGGTAGAGTTAACTTTACAACACGTTCAGGCAACGTAATTGATATTACCAATGCACTAAAAAACAATCCAAGAGTAGCACAACAATTTGCTGGTCAGATCAATGCTAGAACAATTGGTTTACTATCTCCAGACGACCTACGTCGTTTAAGAGATCTAAGGCCTGCTAACAATAACAACTATAGAAGTATAGTTGGTGACCAAGCAGATAATGCGCTTAAACGTACTAGTTGGCTTGTTAAAAACGCAAGTAAACTAAGATGGTTGGGTAGAGCCAGTGGTATAATTGGTGTACTAGACGGAATTTTTGCACCAAGTGAACTTGCTGATGGAACATTACCATTAGAATATTTTCTTGCACAAGATCTAGCAATACGAGGCGATCATGAAACAGCAGAACAACTATACCCAATGAAAGACAGCGGTGTGCGTACTTGGGAAGAGATTGCCAACAGTGATGCCTCTAAAGCATACCAAAAAGAAATTAGATCAAATACAACCACTGGTGACGGTCCAGAACAGGTTGATCCAAATGATGAAGCAGAAGATAT